TAATTGGTGCATAGGCCATTATGAAGCTATCGGCAATGTTTGGCGACTTAATGTCACGTTTTGCAAGGTCTTTTTTAGATTCTACCTTAACCCGACCGTTATTATCAAAATCACGCATAGGAATGGATAATTCCATCTTGAGCTTTTCAAGGTTTGGCGTTTTAGAGCTAATTGAGATTAATTCATCCAACTGATAAGGCGGTGGCGTTTCACCGTTCTTAATTGCATTCACAACCTGATACGTCAAACGGAAACGATCCGCAACGCACCACCATGACTGTGATTTCAAGTTGGTAAAGAAATCTTTATTCTTGATCCCTGCGGCACGTTCATACAGTGCTTCTGGTTTAACGACTGCTGCGCCCGCATTAAACTTGGCATGTTTAACACTGCATTTATTGGTTTGGTTCAATTCATTGAATTTTGCACCACAACCTGCACCAACACCAATCGAGTCATAGATTACCGTTGCACCTAATTCACGCGCCTTATGATGCACTCGTGTACAGGATTTAAGTAATTCGTCCTCTTTGCCGTTCCACTCATCAGTCCAGTACGTGACAATGCCCTTTCTGTGCGTTGTAGCATTCTTATCTGCCCCGCTATCAGCAACATCATACCCAAGTATAGATTTCCCATCATCGGGCAAATTAAGCAGTATATGAGCATCTATGGCGGCATTAACCCATGATGCCTTGATAATGCTTGAGTCATCATCGGAACTTGGTACACCCATATAGATTTTCTCGAAAGTATCAGGGTGTTTAATTCTGTGATTTTCGATAACCTTCCTTGCTGTGCTTGACAAGAATGGGTTTTCATCAAAGTTAATCAGGCGCACCAGTGTATCGGCAGGTGGATCCGCAACAAAGTTTCTCCACACGAAATCCGATACTAGGTCAGGGTTAAATAACAACCAACACTCTGAACCCTCTTTACGAATAGTTGGCTCTAGCACCTCCCATTGTGTTTCAGTCAGGGCGTGGCTTTCTTCACTCCAAAGAATATCAATAGATTCAATAGACTTGATTTCCGAAATATGTCGCCATAGGCCATAGAACATAAATTCAGAGCCAGTGACCTTGTTGATGATTTTATTATCAAGAATGCGAAAGTTGTCAGTTAAGCCAAAACGCTCGATCTGGATTTTCAGCAAAGAGTAAACGGATTCATCAATCTTGTTTTGCAACTGGCGGACGCAAAGAAATCTCAGCTTATACTTGTTAGCCAAAAATACAGCCATGCCTGCCGCGTCCCAACTTTTCGAAGACATCCTTCCGCCCATCAATATTTTATTGCGGGCCTTGGTTGTCCAGAACGGACGCAATGCAGGGTTAAGACTCGGCTTTGGTGTCTGCATAGAAGTCATCTAAATCTTTACCCACGGTTACAGTGTTCGATACTTCTTGTTTATCAGCAAGCCCTTCGATACGTGCAATAATATTGCCGTTCAAGTCTCCACTAGACGCACCATCCACGTTCCATGATGTCATTTTGGAAGTCACTTTCTTAAAGATAGCCGAAAACCCGTCACGCGCTCCATAGTCTTTCAACGTACTTAAACCAACTCCAAGGTGTGCTGCTAGTCCGTATTGCGTCATAGGTCGCTGATGTGGAACCTTCAAATAAGATATTTCACCTTGAAACGATGCAGTAATCGTTTTCATCACTGGATTGTCTTTAACCCACTGCATGTATTCATTTGCTAATTTTTCGAGTTCTTCTGGACTCTCAATTAGATTTGGTCTACCTCCTAAATTCATGCTTTTTTCTCCTAAATTTCTATTAAATCTAATGCGTTGTATACGAGTATTTTACTATAAATCTGATAGTAATTGTATTAATAGATTGCTGTATATTTTTTATACGATTTCTATATAAAACACCTAAAATTACCCTAAATTATGCTGTTTTTCTTATACCAGAAAAGCCTTTTGTATATAAATAGAATACCCTTTCTGGTATATTTACGATATTATAGAATCTTTCTCATTTATCGTATATGATATATAAAACACAGGAGAACACCGTGGTAAAACTCAGTGAAAGCACACTATCGAAAATCACAAATGATCCGATTGAAATTCACTACATCAACAGTCGGGCATTCGACCTCAAACGCCAGTTGAAGAAAACACAGAAAAGAACAGGACTAGATAGATTTGAAATCAGCCTGATTGTGTCAAAAGAAAATGCAGTTAGAGTGAGCCGAACCTACTTTGATAGAATCACCAGTTTGGAGCGATTCAAGAAGCAAGGCGATCTACGGAAAAACAAATATGAAGAAATAATTCAAACCATGACTTGTATTGTTTAAATAAGTCTAATACTATTGTGACGTAACTAGGAGAATAATCATGCACTACAAACAAAACCCAATCGCAACAACACTGGCAGTCTTAGCACTTGGATTATCTATCGGGGTATTAATCGGATGGTGTATTTAGCAGTAGCTCTATTTTGCGCTGTAATCGCGCTAGAGCTTAGTTTAAGGGTAAAGCAGTACAACTACATACAACGCAAAGAAATTGACCAAATACGAGCAATGAGGGGGTTTTAAGAAATGAGAGAACAATTTGAGAAGCTGCCAGAGATTGCGGCTGAACTAGAAAATAGCGATGGTGAGCTTTACTGGTGCGATAAGCAAAACCAATATAGAAATAACAGAGTATTTCAAGACTCACAGACTGGGTGGATGAATGGCGCATGGTACGCATGGCAAGCCAAAGCCCAAGTGGTGCCGGAAGGGTTTGTTTTGGTGCCGAAAGAGCCAAAAACAGAAGTGTTAAGAGCCATTTCTGCTGAAATTATTAAACCAAACAATGGTCGAATATTTATAGCAAAGGTTTACAAGGCCATGATCGAAGCACAGGAGCAAAACCAATGACACCCATCCACCTAAGCGCCATCATCGTAGTAGCGTTAATGATTGCCCTGCCAACTGGCTGCATTTACAACAACGCTGAACGCCAAGCCAAAGACATTAAAGCCTGCGAGTCAGTAGGCGCAAGATGGCAGTATTCAAGTTTAACCAAGCAAGTGAATTGTGTGCCGAATAGACAGAAATGGGGGAATCAGGAATGAACCAAATTAAACAAAAAATCGAAGAAATCGGATTAAGCCAACGTGAAATTTCAGTGCGATTAGGTAAAAATCCGTCCTACTTAGCAGGGGTTTTTCGTACAGGTTTAAGCACAGCAAAGCAAGCTGAGTTATTAGAATTGCTTGATATTGTGAGTAATGGTGGAGCTGTGCAGAGTGATGATGAGATTATTGCTGATCTATCATGGAAATTAACAGACTGCCAAGATGGAAATAAGCAGTTGCGTGATCGCTTAAACGAATCGCAATTTTATCTACGTGAAGCGAACTCAACCTTTGCGGAATTAACGCAAAGGTTGGCAGACGCACAAGATGCAGGAATAAAGGCACTAGAGGGTTATGGAATAGTTCAAAAACAACTAACCGAAACGCAAAAATACTTGCTTGAAGCAAACCAAGAATGTGAGCAAATCGAAAGCAAATATAAATCTGTACTGATATTTAATTATGTGCTGTCACTAGTTATTTTAGGGGTTGCCATCTCATGGGTGTTAGCATGATTTTAAAAGAAAATGATTTACCTGATGATATTATTCAGAGCTTGGGTGAAGTTTCATAAACAAGTACAATAACCTCCAATTATGGAGGTTTTTTAATGAACAGAAAAGTCATACGAGTCACAATCCGAATAAACGGTCAGGATCAAATCTGCACAAGCGAGAATGAATACAATCAATTGCAGTCTACTGGCTTGCGAGTATCTTGCAATATCATCAATGGTAATGGCGCAGTATCACCAACAGCCAACATCCAGATATACGGTTTAGCTTTGGATAAAATGCTCAAGCTCATGCGTATTCAATGGAACACAATGGGCGCAGTCCAGAACACAATATTGATCGAAGCGGGCGAGGAAGGTAGTGAACTATTCAAAGTTTACAGCGGAAATATTACTTTCGCCAAAATCGACATGGCTAACGCGCCAAATGTATCGCTTAATATTGAATCTCAATCTGCTATTGTAGACTCGTTACTTCCTGTGCAATCTAAAATATTTGAAGCAAATACCGATGCAGCAGCGATGATTGAGGATATTTGCAAAGATATGGGATACCGGTTCGAAAACAATGGTGCATCAAAAATCATTGCTGACGGTGGCACCTACAATGGCACAAGAATCAACATGATCAAAAGCATTGCTGATGCTGCTGATTTTGATTTGTATATCGAGCAAAACAATATTGCTATCTGCCCGAAAGGTGGTCCACGAAAAATACCTGTACCAATCATTTCACCAAAGACCGGTCTTGCTGGTTACCCAATTCCCGATGTTCGCGGTGTGTCATTCAAAGCCTTTTATGATCCACTTATTCGTTTTGGTGGTTTAGTGGAAATCCAAGATAGTGTTCTAGGTGATACAGTCAATGCAAAATGGAGAATTTTCGGCACAACAGTTACAATAGAAGCTAATACAGATGGTGGTGCATGGTTTATCGAATGCAACGCTTCACCGGCAGGAGAGAATAATGTCGCTATTGCAAGATAATCAACCTGTTTTAAATGCACGACCTGAGCAAACAGTCGCAGGCGCAGCGCAAGATATGTACATCATCAACAACCTGATTTCAAATATTCACACGATGATGCCTGTTAAGATTTTGAGTGTTACCGTCCCTACTGACAGCCTTGCTCCAATTGGTCGCTGTGAAGTCCTTCCATTAGTTCAGCAAATTGATGGCTCAAATAACGTCTACCCGATGGGTAAAATTATTAATGTGCCATATTTGCGTGTACAGGGCGGGAAAAATGCCATTGTGATTGATCCGCAAGTGGGTGATGTTGGTTTGTGTGGGTTCTGTGAGCGTGATATTTCTATCGTAAAAAGAACTGGTGAGTTATCCGCGCCCGATACACGTAGAAAATATGACATCAATAGCGCGGTCTATATGTTCACAATGATGTCGGGAACACCTACACAGTATATTCATTTTAAATCATCGGGTATTGATATTAAAACGACTGGCGACTTGAACATTAATGGTTTGATTATCAAAGCAGATGGCACACTGGTCACGAAAGATGGTGATACGGTTGATAAGCATAACCACGGTGGCGTACAGTCGGGCGGTTCAAACACTTCGCCTTTAGGGGGTTAATCAATGGCACGTACACTATTCTTAATGCCTGACACATGGGACTTAGCACTCGATGTTGAGGGCAATATAGCATCTGCAACAAGCACATATCAGCGAGCACAAGATATTTGCTCTGCTTGTCGTGTATTCCGTGGTGATTTGTATTTCAGTAAATTAGAGGGCATCCCATATCGTGAGTCAATTCTAGGCAAGAGCGCCTACCCGATTGGGCTGTACCGTTCCGAATTAAATCGTGCTGCATTATCCGTAGAGGGTGTTGTTTCTGCTAATATTAAACTTAATCAGTTAAATAATCGGATATTGACAGGCATGATCGAATTTACCGACATTGAAAATAACACGGCAACGGTGGCGCTATGATCCCAAAACCAACAGTCACCGACAAGGGGATTATTGCCCCGCCAAGTGAAGAAGTATTGCAGGGTCTTTGGGCTATGTTTGTAGCTGCTTTCGGTCCCGATATTGCCCAAGTATTGAATACACCACAAGGGCAGATTGCAACTTCTGTTACGGCAACATTACGTGACCGTGATGACCAAATGGTTCAACTTATGAACCAGATTGACCCACAATATGCGACAGGCATTTGGCAAGATGCTATCGCTCGATTGTATTTTTTAACTCGACAAGGTGTTACACTCTCTACGGCACAAGTTACCTTTTTTGGCTTGGCAGGCTCAGTCATTCCGCAAGGCTTTCAGGTTCAAGATCAGGCAGGCAATGTTTGGGTGCTAAAAGCGCAAGCGACTATTCTGCCATCTGGTGAGACGAGTGCCATTGTTGAGTGCCAAACCGCTGGACCTATTTCAGCATCACCAAATACAATCACTATTATTGTTCAGGCATTGTCAGGTGTTGACCGTGTAGAAAATCCAAATGCAGCGATTACAGGCAGAGCGGAAGAATCACGCGATGATTTTGAGATCCGTAGACAAGAATCAGTATCGGCTAATTCTAAAAATACTGACAGCTCAGTTCGTGGATCAATAGCTAACCTTCCTGATGTTTTAGATGTTTGGGTAAAATCCAATCACACTATAGCACCGGTGACAATGGGTGTTACGAACTATCCAGTTTTGCAACACAGTATTTTAGTTTCGGTTGTTAGTGGTGATGATTACGATATTGCAGAGCAAATCTTAATTAAAGCAGGTTCGGGCTGTGGATTCACCGGAAATACAGAAATAACGGTTACTGATAATGATGCCCTTGCTGTCACAACCCCACAGTATGATATTAAGTTTTTGCGCCCAACATCAACAACAGTAAAATTCAAAATTGCTTTCTTCGATATTACACAGCTTTCATTCCAAAATCAGCAAGCTATTAAGAGTGCTATCTTGACCGCGTTAAGCTCAGGCAGAACAAGGGCGCGTATCGCTCAAAACTTACGTGCTGTACAGTACGTGTCTGCGGTGACAAGCGTAACCGATCTTGAGTTGGTTTCAATTGAAGTCAGTCTTGATGGCGTAACTTGGGTAGATCGCTTAGAATTTGGCGTGGATCAATTCCCTGTGTGTTCACCGGCAGATATTGAGGTGGTTTAATGTTCAGAATTGAAGACACTATCTCATCACAATATGCAAACAGTCCGCGCTTGATGTTGATCATTCAAGAATTGCACAACGCAATTGACCCAACTAAAAACATACAGGACTTTTATCGCATCATGTGGAATCTTGAGACAGCACAAGGGGTTGGTCTTGATATATGGGGGCGTATTGTCGGAATCGGGCGGAATGTTCCATTGCAAAACCCAGAAGAAGAATCTTTCGGATTTCATACAAGCTCACCTGAACCAAAGTTTACCCCTTTCAATGTTGCGCCATTTCGAACCGATTCTGGCGGTTTTAATGCTTACTCACTTCCTGATAATCTCTATCGAAAATTAATTTTTGCAAAAGCATTCGCAAATATTATTTTAGCAACAGCACCAAATATCAATAAATTGCTAAAAATTCTACTTGAGACCCCATCTGTTTATTTATTGACAGGAATTATGCAAGCAAAGTATCAGTTTCAAGGCCGGTTGTCTGCGTTTGATCGGATGATTGTATTTCGACTTGAATTACTTCCAGAACCTTGTGGAGTGGCAGTAGAATATGAAGAAGTACTACAAGGATTCCCATTAAACGGCACAATATTGCTTAACGGAACAGCACAACTAGGAAATTAATAAATGGCAAACCCCGAATTAATTCTGACCCCGTTCGCCCAAGATGGCGAAAAAAACCCAATTCCGCTAGAACTTAGTATTGGCGACCCTGTATATCGGGCATCATGGAAAGTCGGATTTCCGCCTGATACACGGATACCAAAGGACATTGGTGGCGAACCACCTGACGGCTTAGATATTAATGGCATCTTAAATGTCTTATCCCAAGCTATTGTATTTATGCAGAGAGGAAATGGCTATCGGTTTGATTCAAATCTTGCACCCTATCCAATTGGGGCTTTGGTACGCTCCAATGATGATTTAACGACTTTCCAAAATACAGCACCATTAAACAGCAACAACCCAAATAGCAATATGACCGGATGGCGCGTATATAATGGCTCTGGTTTTATTGTTGATAACTTAACAACAAATGACAGCGCAAAGGCGTTGAGTGCTGCACAGGGTAAAGTTTTACAGGATAATAAACTAGAAGCAAATAAAGTTGGTGCCTCAAATGGTGTGGCTTCACTAGATGTAAATACAAAAGTTCCTGTTGCTCAACTACCAAATGCAAGCACAACCGCTATTGGTGTTGTTCAATTGAACAACACACTAACAAGTGCAAGCACAGCCCAAGCAGTAACAGCAGCACAAGCCAAAGTTTTGGGTGATCGGGATTTTGGTATTGGTCAAACCTATCAAGACGTAACAAGCAGCAGAACAAGTGGTGCAATGTACACAAACGGTACTAATCGACCAATTCAAATTATCGTTGAGGTGGCATCTGTTGATTCAGAGCTGAATACTGTCGAGGTTGGCGGAATTGTTATTGTATCTGGGGATTGGGGTATTTATGGCATGAGACCAGCATTCACATTTACTGTTCCTGTTGGCTCAACCTACAAGCTAACGACCAATACCACAATAACAAGATGGGTGGAATTACGATAGAAAACCGCCTTGCTTTTGCAGGGCTTTTTAATGACTACAAAAAACAAACATATTGCTTTATCATAAGTAAAACTTATACAGGGGAAATTTAGTGATCGAGTTTAACTTCGATTGGGGGGCGGTGCTTACATACTTGACGGTATTTGTGATTGCTTGTTTTGGTGGTATCGTTGACTTTTTAGAAAAACTGCACAAAGCAAAAGTTAAACCTCCCATGAAGACAGTATTATTTAATTTATTAGTAAAGTTGACAAGTTCCTCTTTTGCAGGACTTATCATGTTTTGGTTCTTGCAATCAAGATCAGAAAACGGAATTGTAATTTTGAACGGATGGTCTGCTATCTCGATCTCAATTTCAGGCTATTTAGGCATTACAGCTTTAAATATTTTCGTGTCAATATGGCGTGCAGCTTATGATAAAAGGGGTGGTAAGTGAATAGCAAGATTATATTTGACTATCTTAGAAAACTGAGCGGCGGGGTATTAACGCAAGCGCAAGTGATTGCAACTGATAAACTATTATCAATTGATTTCGATTCGGTTAAGAATATGCTTGGAATCCCTGAATCAATGTCAGTTAGTAATAAAGGTGTTGATTTGATCTGTGAATTTGAAGGGAAGCGCCTTGTCGCTTATGATGATGGTGTTGGCGTTTGGACTATTGGATTTGGAACAATCAAATACCCTAATGGTGTGCGTGTTAAGAAAGGAGATACGTGCACACTCGATCAAGCCAAAGAATACATGCGCCATGATTTAATTGAATTTGAACACACGGTAAATAGCTCTGTAAAAGTTCCATTAAATCAGAACCAGTTTGATGCTTTGGTCTCTTTGGCTTACAACATTGGATCAAGTGCATTTAAAAGCTCTACACTCGTTAAAAAATTGAACGCCGGTGATTATAAAGGCGCAGCAGATCAATTCAATGTGTGGGTCAATGCAGGAGGCAAACGTATGCAAGGCTTAGCGAATCGCAGAGACAAGGAAAAACTGTTATTTTTAAGCTAAAGAAAAGCCCTCAATTAAGAGGGCTTGTTTTATTTACCTATGTTAGAGAGTAATGAATTGGAGCGAATGGCAAGTCGTCGTCTATCTCACCACCACCATTTTGCGCCTGATACGGTTGTTGCGGTTTCGCTGTATAGCTATTTTGCTGTGGTTGCGGTTTTGGTTGCTGTTGCTGTGATGGTTGGGAGTCCGATTTACTATCAAGCATCTGTAATTGATTGCCCTTGATTTGAGTTGTATATCGCTCTTGACCGTTTTGATCTGTCCATTTTCGAGTATTCAAAGAGCCTTCAATATAAACCTTAGACCCTTTTTTTAGATATTGCTGTGCAATTTCACCAAGTCTATTTTGCAAAACAATATTATGCCATTCCGTTTGCTCTTTGCGCTCACCACTATTTTTATCGGTCCAACTTTCAGAGGTTGCAATACTGAACTGTGTTAATGATCCGCCATTTGCAAAAGTTTTAGTTTCAGGATCTTTGCCTAAAGTTCCAATTAGAATTACTCGATTTACGCCACGCATAATTTACCCCTTAATTAAATTTGCCAACATTCTGTACAGCCCAGACACCCAAGTCATCAAATGCAGACTTGCGACCTTTCATATATGTTGCATAGAATGAAAGATAGTGCTTGTTTGTTTTCACATCCGTGAATTTTAAAATGCGTTTTTCACACGGTTCATTATCGAGGTTTAGATTTAGTTCTAAAAATTCGACATGCTTTTTAAAAAGCTCTAGCATCAGTACATCTCCATAATCTGATTAACAACATCGTCAATCTGTTTGTTGTACTTTTCAATTAAAGTATTAAGTTTTTCAAGCTGTGCTTTGCGTTCTTCCGCATAAACACGCTTAATGAAAATCGGTAGGTTTGGACAGTAAGCGATAAAGTCTATCCAATTTCTGCTAGAACACAATAGACCGCCATCTAATTGGTCTAAATGTTCTTTAGGTATTTCACCTGAGCGCAAGATAGAAATTTGAACTTGTGGCTGTTTGGCTTTGATTTCCATTGCCCCATCTAAACCAATTAAACCATCGGGACTGTACCCAAAACCCAAGTTTTTAATAAAGCTGACTTCTTCAACCTTATGGCCTGTCTTTTGTTGGTACAGGTCACGTGCAATAGGCTCAAGTTCATGCCCGCGCTCTGTCCATCCGTTGCCTTCAAATATTTTGCTAGGTTCGCCAGTAATTCGCTCATAAGCCAAGCCGTTAATGTAGGTCTGTGCGCCAACACCATCTGCGCGAATGGTTTTGATTTCAGAGCAAGTGATTAAACCTAAGCGAAGGTCTAACCACTCTTTTGTGCCTTGTTCGATGTCTTTATGGATTTGCATTATTCTTCTCCTTTCTTGGCCACTTTTGAGTCTAAAGCATTACACCAGTAGTCAAATGCGCCCTTTTCAATTTCATTTAGTTCACAACCAATATGAGCAATCATTTTAGCTTTTGCGTCAGGTGCCAAGTAGTTCAGTTTCTTCTCAAGAATCTTAACTTGTGAAGCTGTAAGCGTTGCTTTTACATTGCCGTCTGTATCTTCCGCAATAACCAATCCGAGCAATGATTTCATGGTGTAACGCTGTGCATAAGTTATTGCCGAGCCTTCTGCCTGAATCTCGTTTTTGCTTCCGCTTTTATCAGGGTTTACGTCCATGCTTGATGTTTCAGAGTGTCCGCCAATATGCGTACAAATGCACGTCACGCGAGTTTTACCGCTAAGTAGTGCTTCGGTACTCCAACGAACAAACAATTGATGCTTGCGCAATACAGGATCAACAATGGACTGCATATACTCAAGTTTGGCATACTTGGTTTTATTTGCTACAGATGCTTTTTCGATTACACCTTTTTCAATTTGAAAACCTAGCATCGCTTTATCAAAATCAGCCTTAGCTTGACGGTCACTGACACGCTCACTTAGCTCAATTAACTTCTCTAGCTTCGATACGTCTGCATTTGGGTCAAGTGCTACACGCTCAATCATTTGTAGCATTGGGTCAATGGTTTGGGTGGTTAGTTCGTTCATTCTCAATTCTCCAAAAGTTCATCTAAATATTCATTTAAAAAACGGTGTTGATCAGCAGTCAATTCAAACGGTTGACCTTCGATAGCATGAACATTATCCCAGTCATACACCGTACAAATGCGTGTTTTAACTTGTGGAACTTCAATATCAAAACCGTTTTCAGGGTTTGCGCTGTCGAATGCTTCAACTGTATTTGAATCCAACTGAACATCTGCGGTGATTTGCTCAAGCTCGTTATAGTTATTTGTGCTTGATAAAGTGAATCGCAAAACACTACCTTTTATTTCCAAATCACCTACTGTATTCAACCAGTTAAAAGTTGCTGCTCTCATAGCGTATCCCCTTGTGTATGTCACTATAATAACAGATAACAATACTATTGCAACATTTATTTTTATCTATATAATACTATTATATTGAAACACTTTCAGGATTTAAAATGACAAGAGAATTGCTTAACTTTATTGACAAAATCACCAATCTTACTGAGATCGGGGATAATGTAATTGTTGATGAGAAATTAGAATACAGCATTCCGCAAATGGGTCGTGCTTTGTATTACCACGGACAGCGCCAAGGTAAAAAGTTTTCTCGCGTCAAAACCCCAAACGGATACTTTGTGACATTGGTAGCATTCAGACAAAAAAATACCTTAACAAAGAAAACTGTTAAGGCGGAGATTGAGTAAGATGAATATAACATTAGATGAGATTAGAAGTAAAGCACCGAAAGGGGCGACGCATTATGTTAATCACAAAAACAAAGTTTTTTATTTAAAGAAGTCACAAGGTAAATGGCTAGTCAATTTTAATTATGACTGTCATAGCGGTTGGTCGATAGCAAGACAGGATATTGAACACATAATCAAACCCCTATAAGGGGTTTTCTTTTATCCATTCTTCCACCGCTTCTATAGCAGCTTCCCAACCGTAAGCCACACAACAAAAGCACCCTGCACGGTCTGCACGTTCTAAAAATGCATCCTGTTCTTTTGAAGTCCTTGAGCTTTTAGCCTTTGATTTCATCTCACACAAGAAAGTCGGACTGCCTGCAATAACAATATCGGGAGCACCCTTAATGAACCCCCCTTGCATCTTCATGATGTTGGTGTCTTTATGGTCGCGCTTTCCCTCGTTCCGTACATGTAGAGCCAGTGCATGGATTTCAGGATAACGCTTTTTCAGTTGGTTGAAAAATGTCGTCATCTCTGCCGCTTCGCTTGGCTGCTTGCCTGCTTGCTGTTGTCCGTAGGTTTTGATCATTTTGTCAGCCCCACCCATATAATTACTAATAATGAAATCCAGCATAAAATATTTATACTCCATGACACCCAGTCCAGTTTTAGGTGTGCTGGTGTGCATAGTTCTCTAATCTCATTTTCTTCTTTATCGCTAATCACGCTGCCATCTCCTTCTCAAATTTTGCTATATCAGTTTCACGGTTAAAGTCATAAATGTGCATGTAGCCACTCGATGACTTTTTGTAAGTAATGGTTTTCGGCTCAAAGTCACTATTTAAAAATAGGTCATAGAATTTCGGCATAATCTTATTCGACATAATCACTTGCACTATTCGCTCAGGTGTACCGAAACTGATTTGAAGTGCATCATTTTTTGATTTCGTCACAAAGTTCTTTTTACGAATAAAGTTGATTGCATCGGTCTGGACTTGGCTTAAATCTTTTTTGAAGGCTTTGAATTCGGCTATTAGTTTGGTGTTTGGATCAATCAATAATTCACCACACCCAGTACACTTTCTCGCCGTCAAGTCATTCTTGTGACCGCATTCGGGGCACTCTTTGTAGCTCCAATAATAGGAACAACGCTCAAAGGTATTGTGACCTCGTACTTCGACATGGCTGCAACGTCGGCTAAAATGTGCGGGGAAATGCTGCCCTTCATATTCCACGCGTTCGCCTGCAAGGTCTAGGAAATATCCGAATTGGTCAATGCCGTATCCGTCAGGGTTTGGTCGAAGTGTCACGCTGTTTACGCTGTGACAGTCAGGGCATTGTATTTCTGACTTAACCGACTCTTTGTTTTTGTTCGCCTTGATTTGTGGATTGAATACATCGCCATCGGGGAAGTGAGTGTTTACGTTGTCGGCATAATCAAGTAGCAAAGAATAATCCTTGCCATCATGCAGTCGCAATGCCCTCCCGATTATCTGCTGTAGTAAAGAAGCCGATTCCGTTTTGCGAAGTACCGCAATGATTGAGACACTTGTGCAATCAAATCCTGTCGTCAAAACTGATACGTTCACAAGGTACTTAATCTTTTGCGCTTTAAAGTCGGTAATGATCTGTTTACGTTCTGCCTTTGGTGTTTCGCCTGTGATCAGTGCTGAATTGTAAGCGGGTAGGCTTGCCATGATCTCCTTAGCATGGTCAATCGTGGCACCGAAAAACATCACACCTTTTGAATCCATGCCATTCGCATTGTGGATTACGTCCGCGACAATATCGGCTGTCTTTTTGCCGTGACCAACAAACGCCTCATCTATAGATTCTGCTGTATATGAGCCGCCTTTCATGACAAGGTGCGAAGTGTCGTATTGTTCTGCGCCAATCTTACCGATACGAATCGGGGTTAAATAACCTTGCTCGATTAGGAATTTAGCACCGATATTAATAAGCAACTTTTTAAAGTAAGGCTTTACAGTTTCATCGACTAGTTGATTATTTTCATCCATTTCGTAAATGTAGCCAGTCCCAAGTCGATAAGGCGTGGCAGTCATCCCAACGACACGAAGGTTTGGATTGCCTTTTTTCATATCACTAATAATCTTTTTGATTGTAGGTGTAATGCGGTGCGCTTCATCCAAAATAACGCATGAAAAGTTAGAGCCTTGCTCTAGTGCCTTGCTCTTAAATGTCCCCTCGGTGGCAAATACAACGTCATGACGCAATGACTTACCGATGGATGCTGAATAAATAGATGCTTCATTTCCTGTTAAAAGATATTTCTCGTAATTTTGTTCCACTAATTCAGCCGTGGGGCATAAGCAAAGAATCTTCTTTTTGCTCAAACCCACTAATATTCTAGCTAGCTCTGCACAAATAAGGCTCTTGCCTGCCCCAGTTGAAAGGCCAAGTAAGCAAGGCTCCGAGTGCTTGCGAACCCAATTAATAGCCACGTTAACGGCTTCTTGTTGGTATGGTCGAAGAACATAGCTCATAATCTATGCCCCACTTTGATTTCTTCGTCGGTTGTATGTCGGATATCGGTCAAATTAAATCTTGACCATCTAGGGTCACCATCAACCATTCGAACTAAATCTGCACAACCATTATCAATACCAGTTATTTTAAGCACGCTAAAAAACCCATCATTCCTTAAGACATAATCCCCCACTTCGAAAATATTGTTTGCTTGGCGGTATTCTAAAAGTGCATCAAGCAATTGCTGCGTTGGATGGACTATTCCTGATTTACAATTAGCTATTGATTTAGCTCTCTCATAACCGCCAAGCTGTTCAATCAAATTCATAATCCCACCATTCCATTAAATTTAGGCTTTGATCTTTGCCAAAAACCATTTAGATACAAGTAATAAACACCATCTTCAAGCAGCCAATATTGATCAGTTCTTTCGTTGTAATGTGTCGCGTCATTTAGGTTTGCTTTCATTGTTCACCTACCCTTTCAATTACCGTAGCAATAGCTTTTAATGTCATATCTTGATCACTGCAATCACGTAAAAGATCAGTAATCATTAAGACCTTGAATTTATATTTTTCTGCAATCTTCTCGGCACTCTTTTGTTTTCGTTCCAATTTTGTATTGAATGCAATTAGCTCGGCATGCTCTCGCTGTAGCTCAGTAAGATTCATCTCCAAGAACCCGCCATTTTTAAGCAGCACCTCAACTTCTTTTGGATCACCCATTTCTATTGCTTTCATCCCTCAATCACCTTCGTATTCGGGCTGATATGGTTTTTTATGTCGGTGCAATTGTCTGTAATATCCCGAACCATCTGTACAACTTTAGAGTTATCGCCAACAAATAAAGCGCCACCTTCAATTTTCTCTTGGCTTAGTACTGCGTATTGTTCAAGCTCTTTCTCTTCACTTTGGCCGTAGTAGTGATGGTCTATTGCGGTGCGGATGTCTGTAATCAAGACATCACCTTTGCATGGAATACCGACGCTACCATAGGCCACAAGATACACATTGAAACTTTCTGCCCCCTCAGGCGCACCATCAACAATCTGTTTACATTTCTCTAAGCCTAATTTTTCGATTAAATTCATATAATGTCTCTCTTTAAATTTACTTGCTTAATTAGTATTAATACAATAGTATCACTAACGATACAATTGTCAAACTTTAAGACAAAAATTTACGATTTTGGGGTTGAGCGTGAAGAAAGATTTTGAAGGGCTGTCAATCGAAACGATTCGGACAGCATTAAGTTTTATTGACTATGAAGACTCAGAACAGTGGATTCGTGTCGGTATGGCTTTATATTCGGAACTTGGGGAGCAAGGCTTCGACCTCTGGAACGCATGGTCTAGCTTAGGTTCATCATACGATAGCAAAAACATCAAATCACGATGGAAAACTTTCCGTAAGGGCTATGGTGGCAGACCTGTAAGCATAGGCACGCTTATTCATTACGCAATGAATAGCGGGTTTAAGTTCGATGATACCAAGAAAGAAGTGTCCCCACACATCATTCAGCAACGTGCCGAACGTAAAAAATTACTTGAAATTGAAGCACAAGAGGAACAAAAGAAAGTTATTCAAGGCTATGCGAGTGCCAAGAATCAGGCTCAGCAAAAGTGGGCGCAGGCATCGGCATGTGATGGTCATCCATACCTAACCAAAAAGGACGTAATGCCGCACAATACTAAGATTGGTAAATGGTCATACAAGGACGAAAACGGAACGCTATGCACGGAAGAAAATGCGCTTTTAGTGCCACTTTACAAAAACGGTGAATTGGTTTCAATGCAAGGTATTCTACCAGGTGGTGATAAAAAGCTACTATACAAAGGCGAGAAACAAGCCGTCTATCACGACTTTGGTGAACTAACACATACAGTTCTACTTTGCGAGGGTTGGGCCACTGGTGCAACTCTATATGAGGCAACACAGCTTTATACGCTTGCATGTATTGATGCGGGTAACTTGCAGCATGTGGCTAAGTATGTTCGTAAGGAATACCCATTATCACGGATTGTTATTTGTGCCGATAATGACCAATACAAGAAATCAAATACAGGGTTAAAATCAGCATACAAGGCTTCATGCTCAGTAGACGCCGATGTGGTTTATCCGATCTTCTCAAGCGTGGAACACAAGCCAACCGACTTTAACGACCTGTATCACGAAACTGGCGACTCTAACGCGGTATATGAGCGTGTGGTCTTAAACACTCAATACCATGCCAAAGAAACAGACACGGACTATTTTAACGCATTCGATCTACCGTACATTGATGATGCAGAAAAAGTGTTAGAAGAATCCAGTGCGCCTTTGGATATTGCTCGCGCTGCTTTGGTGGTCGCGGTTCGCATGTCGGATAAAGTGCCTGCCTTTATGAATATCGAAACCATCCGTAAATTTATCGCGCATCCATTATTGAATCCACGCACTCACACAAGCATTATGTGCCGTGTACAATGGGCGATTCAAAATCGTAAACGCATGGCGACCACTGCATTACGTCCGCAGTCATGGGGCAAGCATGAGCATGTTGTGGTAACTTCGCTTGAAGAATTTAAGCCGACCAATCCTGTGTCGTTGGTTTTTGCTCCAATGGGTTCCGGCAAGACTCGAAATGTCATCACGCCATTTTCGGAAATCAAAGACAAGACTTTCGGGGCAATTGCTCATAGACGTTCATTGATTGCTGACTTATCAAAAAAACTTGGCATTGATAACTATGACGACATGACAAGCCAAAAAGCAGAAGTGTCGGATCGTATGGCTATTTGCTTGCCAAGTATTAAAGCAATGCAGCTGCAATCATTTGTTGGTCGGATCCAAAACCTAGCCATTGACGAGATTAGTCAAAATATCCGATTCACATCATCGAAAGAATGCAAGGTCATGGGAGCTAATCAAGAGGCGGTATTTCTTGGCCTAAAAGAGCTTGTGAACACATCGGAAAAAGTCATTGTTGCCGATGCTTCGATAGATCAGACAACATTAGATTTTATGCAGGAAGCTAGACCGGATGAGATATTCACGATTGTTGAGCAGATTCCACGTAAAGGATGGCAAGACGTAAACGGCAATTGGGTTCACGCCTCAAGAAAATGCTTCTTGTATGGCGAGAGGGCAGACCTACTGACCAAAGTCACCCTGGAGTTAAACAACGGTGGCAACGTGTGGTTCTCAGTTGAGAGTGCAGAGCGTGCGGAAGTCTTAAAGCAAATGTTTGGTGAGCAATACGAAATATTGACGATCACATCAAAGAACAGCAAAACCAAACAGATCAAAAGTTTTTTAGAGAATATCGAAGAAGAAAGCAGAAAGTACCGGATGGTGATTGCAAGCCCTGCTATTTCAAGCGGTGTATCGGTTGAGCATAAAGGCAATCCACACTTCACGATGATTGCAGGGATGGCGAGTGGTCACTCTATTTGCTTCTCAGACTTCGCACAGATGCTTGGTCGGGTTCGTTACGTGCCACACTATCACGTATGTCTACAGGCCAATAACAAACGCTATGAGCATGTGAACGCTTCCTCTATATTATTGGGCTTACGTCAAGCTGCAATGCTCGAAGGTCAAACCATGAAGGAAAATGAATACTCGAAATTTAAGGCACACATTGAAGCCACGGAAGAAATGTACAGGGCGGACTTCGCTAACGGTTTTGTATGGTTCTTAGAATACTACTGCTTTGAGATGATGCAAGGTTTTGTTGCAAATGTGGATTATTCACTATCTGAGCAAATGAAAGCACTATCTAAAGAACTAAAATCCACTTATCGCGCAGCAATACGCAATGCCGACAATATCAGCGCGGATAAGGCTAGAGAAATCGAAAGCAAGCAGAACACCACGGATGAGGAAGAAATGCAGCTTATCGCGTTTAAGGTGCGCTCTAGCTTGGGATTTAGCCTTGACCACGACATTGTGGATGAAAATATAGATATGTTCGAAAACATGCCAACCCTGGACAGGTTCGCGCGTTTGTTGGGCTACTCATTCGATGTAGAGGATCAGGAAAACAATATTTCATTGCGTAGGTTCTACAACGCTCAGATTCACGCTGTAAAGAATATTTTCGATGACCTGAACCCTAGTACCGATTTCTTCGGAAAAGCGCAATGTGACGCAATTGTGAGCCGTGTAAGCGACAATAACAACCGCTTCCTGCTTGCATCGCTTAAACTGATTCCAAGTCGGTACGGTCAATGGCGTGAAAGTAAATCTGGTGAATTACTCAGAATGGGTATGCCTGCGAATACGTCTAAAAGCGTGGCGCAGATATTGGATAAATACGGCTTGTCATGGAAGCGTACAACTCGTGGCGGTGAACGTGGCTATGTGGTGAATAGTGATAGTTGGGATAAGATGAAGGGATATGCAGAGAGAAGATATAAGAAAGCCCTCGTTTGAGGGCAATTTGTTACGTGATTTTATAAAACTTCATGACAGTTGCATGATTCCATGGTTTGCCCATGTAAGTGACGCGCCCATTCTGAATTGTGAAGTATGTTTTACATCCACCAACCCACCCCCAGTGTGTGCATCCGTATTCTATTGCTTGCTGCTTATTCATTTCACACCCCCAAGTAACACCGCCACAATGCTAGAAACACGGTCTTTGCACAGCTTATAAAATATTCGGTTCTGGATGTAGCCCCTGTTTCTCGTTCCACTTTTTGATGGAGTGAGGCAAAATCAACATTTTCATTTAAGCCACCACTACATTATAAACCTGTCTAGCCTTACTCGAAGCTAGTTTGTAAATGTCCTTGTAGTTCATGCCTTTTTCAATGCCTTGCATTAATGTGCTAGCAATCACGCGCTCAACCATTGCTAAGTGTTCCAGTTGTCCTGCACTTAAAGAGTCACGTTGTCCTTTCTCAATGTTTAAAATTTCATTGGTGGCTTTAGTGATGATCGTGTAATAACGATCACTGTTTTGGCTGCCGTTGTTTTTTGCATACTCAATAAATTCTTTAATTGCATCGGTTTCAACTCTGCGAATCATTTTACCTTCGTTTCGATAAAAGCCATGCTTGCGAATGGATGGCAAAACTTCACCTGTTACCCATGCACGAAATAGAACAGCTTTTTGTTTGCGGCTGTTAAAGATTAGCTCGTAAAGTATTTGCTCATTGATGATAGTTGCTTGTCGAACCCCTGCTGATGTTTCAATGTTCATATACGTACTAGGTACATGAAGCGCACCTGCAACTTTTAGCTTGTCTTCAATTTCAGATACAGCACGAGCTGAGTTTTTAATTCCCAACATGCGACAAACATCACCTGCTAAAAACCACGGCTCGCCATTTTTAATGGTTGCTTTGATTTCACCTAAATCTGGATGAGAAAATAATTGAACTTGTGACATGATAGAACTCCATTAAGTTAAAGAATCCCTACTTCGATAATGGTCGTTTCGGGATGGTTTTATTATACCAAAAACCACGGTGAAATCCCATAAATTTACGCTTAATTTACTAAATGCGAATAGTTCCCAAAAGTAGTAAAAATACCAGTTAGCATAGTATATCTATAGACAAAATGCTTTTCTGGTATAAGAAATATATAAAATAAAAGCATTTCTATAAGAAATGCTTATAAATAATATATGTAAATATAAGTAAAAGTAATTAGACAATACACCATAAATGCAATACTATAGTGACATGAATTAGAGAGAGTTATAACTCTAAATTCACCGTGATTTTTAGTTAATTTTGGAGATAAAAATGAGTGAATTAATTAGTGGGAAAGATGTTGTTTTGGCGTTGCTTGAGGGTAAGGATTTACTCTGGAAAAAAACAGAATGGGAGGATGATGAAAAAGAGCCTGTCCACAAATCAATGTGGAATATTGAGGAGCTACTAACTGGGAAAACAGTTGGCGGAGAAGTTGTTGAGTTTTACCTAAAACCTCGCACCATCGCAATCAATGGAATTGAAGTGCCTGCGCCTTTTGAGCCAAAAGATGGTGATGATTTTCGAATTTATTACCTACATGGTCTGCATGAGCGTGGTTATGATTGGATGCATAGTGCGCACTACAGAGAATTTCATTTGGTATGGCGCACAGAAGCCGAAATCAAACAGGTCATTGCTGCCCTAAGAAGCGTTTTTAAGCCTCAATAACCCAAACCCATCACATCGGTACAGGATAACAATTAAAACGCCTGTACCGACCTTACAGGAGCCTCCGGACATGTATTACGTCAAAGACCAATCAAACCCCGATTTAGACGAGTGGTTAAAGCGCAACAAGCCAACCGTGCTTAAACATGGCGAATCATTGGGTCAGTATAAATTCACTGATAACTCAAAAGTAAAACGCGATCTTGAGCAAGAAAAGAAAGCCAAAGCTGAAACAATCAAAAAGAACAAAGCAATTGCAGCTCAAAACAAAGAGCGTGAGAAATTAGCAAAAGAGAAAATACAGAAAATTGAGAAAGAACACAAAACAAAACAGGCCATTCAGGTTCAATCAGAGCTGTTGGTTCCATTTTACGAACGTGCAAAACGAGCAGACATCACCAGACTGTCAAGATTGGTAAATATCAGTTCGGCATATCTTCGTCTGTGCATGACACGAAAAGCACTTTCAGAAGAACAACTTGAATCACTGAAATCTGTTCTGGCTGATTTCGAGTGGATCGAACCAGTGAAGAAACAAGAACCAAAACGAAAAAACAAACCAAGCAAAAAATTAACAGAAGCTGAAATCAAACGAAAGGAACGATGGAATATTGCCAACAAGGCGCGTAAAGAAGCTGTCGCAAATGGATTGACCGAGTTTACCGCATTATGTGCTTATCATGGCAAAACCACGTACACAGTTGGGAGTCGAGGACAGGCGCGTTGTATTGCCTGCATGAAAGAGAAATCACGCAAATACAATTCAAAGATACAAACACCTGAGCAAAAGGCAAAGTTTGAACGTCAAAGCGGAAATCGCGCTGAAATGGTAAAAGCGATTGATTTAGGATTGATGCACTTCAATGGCATGTGCGACAGGCACGGACAGACCAAGTTTATAATCTTTAAAAAGAAATGGGATTACCAAAACACCTGCCCATTCCAGTACAAGTGCAATGAATGTAAAAATGAGTATGCAATCATGAGAAAAGAAAAACGGAAACAGCTTGCATTGATTAAGTTTGGAGATACAATAGTGACATGATTGGGAGATTGATATGATTAAAGCAGAAGTGGTTTTTGATGGTGAATGTATCTACATTAATGACTTGTTTTGGATAAACACAATTGACGAAGACCACAAGGTCCGAAGAATGGGAGATGATTCAGAGGTTTTGAGCTGCGGTGGAACTTTAGAACAATCCATTGCCTACTGCTTACAGCAACCACCAAAATGACCAACCTAGAAAAACTTATGCACCTCTGCATAAAGCACGATGCAATTTTAGAAATAAGTGGCGGCAACGTCAAAGTAATTAAATATAAGGGCGAATGGATACCAAATTCACGCCCTCAACTATGGGCTTCATGCTGTGTTAGTGATGAAGTTGGATTAGGAGAGATTTATGTCAAACTACAAAATACGTGTGAATAGTAAAGCTGAGAGCAAAGAGGCTCAGCAGTTGTTTTTTGAGTTAGGTTATAACTGGTTCAAAAAAGGATACGTGGAAGTAAAAACGCCTGAAACGATAATGTCGTTTGAAAATGGGGCGTTAAGCACTGGTATTCGCGGCTCCATAAACCATAAAGAAATCACCCTTCCAGAACTTCGCGACCTCGTTGTTTTGAAGCGGAATGATGTTGGTGATGCGACTCATTTTGGAAAGAATTTGGGTATTCCTTATTTTGTCTCAAGTAATGGTGATGTAAAAGTGTGGGACAAAAAAGGATGGGTTTTAGCATGTGCAGCATTAGATGACTTAAAACCAATCGAGAAAAAAGAAATGAAAGTGAAAGAGTACTTAATGCCAAGTGATGATTACAAATTAATTAAGGCTTACCGGAAAGAAGGTAATGATTGGATTGAAATTCCAGAGGGTGCTAACTTTGCTTGGAAATCTGACGGCAAGTATGTATTTTTTACTGCGCTAGAAATGGGATACCGTGACGCAGTTGTTGTATGGTCTCGCCACACCCACCCCGAAGAACTACCGTTTATTGATGATGAGCCATCATTTGAAAAGCATGTTAAGACAATGAAAAGCCTAATGATGCCATGTATGCCGCCAAAACCACCAATCAATGATACATACGCAGAAATTGAAACGGTGCATCAGTCAGCATGGAATAAACAGGAAGGTGGCAGTCACTACAAAAACCTTAAAATTCAGCCAATGCAGTACGCGCTAGAAAACAAGTTAGATTATGCACAGGCTAATGTTGTGAAATATGTAACGCGCCATAAAGAAAAGAACGGAAAAGAAGACCTTTTAAAAGCTATTCACAATTTAGAGTTAATGATTGAATTTTATTATGGAGATGAGAGATGATTTTAGATAAAGCGAAAATGGCACATGAATATGCCATGCTTCACATGGTTAACCCTCAGTATAAAGATGTTGATGATCTCGATATGGTTCAATGGGCTTTTGATTATGCAGACGCAATGCAAGCTGAAGCGGATAAACGCGTGGTCAAATTGCCTGATGCGTTTTTTGATACTAAGCCGAATGAAGAATGGCAACCTGATTGGAGTCAAGCGCCTGATGGTTATAACTGGTGGGCCATGGATAGGGATGGTTTTTCGTGTTGGCATAAATCAAAGCCAAATACTCAAAGCGGTATATATTTTTGGATTAGGTTACCAACGGCAACTAAAGCCCCATCTTTCAACTACCAAGGCAACTGGCAAGACTCACTTCGGAAGCGACCATGACACGGTCTGACTTTTATGCAATATTGGTATTGTCGCCACTTGCGGCATTGGTTTTATATTCTTGGTTTTGTTTAAATAATTGGGATTAAATATGATCAACTTTCTAAGAAAACTATTCTGTATTCATGCATGGGAATATGAATCTGATATTTTGACAGATGAGGAATTTAAGGTCTGTCGGAAGTGCGATAAAGAAAGCAATTAAAACATGACCACCTTCGGGTGGTTTTTAAATGCATAAGAAAAATGAATAAGCATATTAGAATAATGAATTGTACATACGTGCACACGAGTGTTATTATTCTTTTATCGAAACGAAACAATCAAACCAAGGAATTTAAAATGCGTATTGAAGTTGCTTACCAGTGCGAAATGGAACAGTCTGATTATGACAATGCAAACAATGGTGTTAATTATGTTTTTGGTGATTGTCCTTTAAAAATTAAGGCTGCTGTTGATGAGGCTCGTAAATATGGTCATGGCATCCTAATGATAGTAAACGGAAATAAAGTGGTTCGAGATATCTTGTTCTAATATTTTTATTGAAATTAATTTGGATTATATATGTGCAAATGTAGCTGCGACTCTCTCAATGAGTCTGAATTTTTCTTAGGTATTGAGGATTATATTTTTTGTGAATATTGTTTAAGTTTTTTTGATGCATTTTCCTCAAATGAGGATTGCTATATGGAGAATGGCGGTCATGAGTATGACGACATAGTCTAATCTAAATATAGATAATTAGAAGTTTAGCTTTATTTTAGGGTGATTCATTCGGATCACTCAATAAATAAAACAAGAGGTAATTATGACCTACGAACAAAACCGAGTGAGACAACCTGTTTCACTCCATAAGGTAAAAGACGCTGATATTCTCACCCACATCAAAAACAAAGAGTTCAGCACCTACGTTAAAAAATTAATTCGAGAGGATATGAAGAAATGAAAGCTAATGAGTTCGTTAAAAAGTTTGGATTGGCTGAGGTGAAAATACTCCTTACTTCTCCAAGTCATGGATTTTTCTTTAAAGAAGATTTTTATAAGCACTATGGCTTTGATATTTATGACGACCTAAAACGCCTTGTCGAAAGTCATGAGTTGGTTGGGTCCTATAAGGGGCTACACTGCACTAAAAACACATTGGGTTTATTGCAGTCGAGTATGAAAATTGGCTTGTATCACGGCATAGATGGAGTTGATGCCGCTACTGAGATTCCACGGTTAGAACAAGCCATCGCAGACGTTGAATCCTGTCAGTGAAGCAGCCTAAGCCACTTCGTCCGTCCACACCAACTTAAACCGATCATTAAACCCTGTATAAGCAGGGTTTTCTGTTCCTGATATATCAGTAAAGATAAACTGTCCAATCGGGTTATTGTTCTGACATATTCGGTTGTAAATCAAAGGCTCATTGTCTTTGACAACACTTAAATACATATCGCCTAGTCTTGAGTTTAGCGTCAATTCATAAGTCGAGCCTTGAATCGTGACACCAAAAGTCTGGTTAGGCACTTGCTGCAATGGGATTTCTAGGATCATTAGATTAGTCCTGTAACTCTATTTGCGAGACCTTTTAAAATTGAAGTGTTCGCGGTTGCATCTTTAGGTTGAACACTTCCGCCATCCACAGCCTTAGCATCGCTTGGCGATTCGACTTCTTCAAACGAATAATTCACTTTCACTTCTCGAACTTCCTCAAGGCTCACATTAACTACAATAAGCTGTACGCCTTCTTGTGCCGAACGCGCATAATCCACATTTGTAATTGACATATTGCGATGAACGAATTCAGGACTGATCACGTAAAACTTTAGTGTACTCCCTTCAAGTGCAAGCAATTGAGCCAAGAATGCGCCACGCTGAAGCGCACCACCTGAGCCTTTAGACATTTGCACTACCGCCTGAGATGGGGTTGCAATCTTGTTGTAGGACGCAAAAGACCCTCCTTCAATTGGGGCATTAACAATTGTGCTCGCACTTTGAAATGAAATCCCGAGTACATTGTCAGCAAGCACAACAGGCACACCAAACTCGTTCACAAGCCCCCACACATTGCCGAATATGGCGCGTATGATTGCGGCTCCGCCGAGACCAATTAAAGCATTACTGCCTGATGTCACCAGACCGCCGAAATTAGGTATCGAAGGGAAACCCGGGGTTAGAGCCATAATAAATCACCACTAAAATAATTACTGATTCTATCACGTAATAGATCAACATCTATTTTCACAAAACACTCAGTATCTCCACCTCTGAGACCAGAGGTAAAGTCTATCTCATTACCTTTGCACATTTTATGTAATATCTTTTCAATCTCCCATATTTTCTTTGCACACCCTTTAACCTCAAAAACCTTACTAATATTTAAATTTCTTTTTTGAAATCTATACCGTCTTTTATATCCATGAGCTGATATTCCTATCTTAAAGAAATCATGCTTCGTGTTATTTATTTTAATAACGTAAAGGAATGCTTTTCCATTGTAGTTTTTGATACAGAAGTCAACATATTTTGATTTTCCCCAACCCAAGTTATGGGATGAGCATTTTTGACAACCATGTCCCCTTATATGGCTTCTAGCATTCATCGCAAATTCCCCATGAACAGGGCAAATTATTCTGACATTGCTTGCATGATTATAATATCCAGTGTCAGGATACAGGTATTTATTATTATGAATTTTCATTGATCTATGAATAAAAGCGCTTGCTAATACTTTCCGTGCGGAGCATAGCTTACAATCGCTGCCCTTCATATGCTCATAGGCTATTTGATAAAAAGCACCATGGGTTCTACATATTATTTTTACCCTTTCTTTAGCTTTTGTATAAACAGTTTCGGAATAATCATACTTTTCACCATGTACCAACTTTGATTTTTTTATAAAATCATCATTGCTTAGCAATCTTAAAGCTGACCTTTTTTCAACAGCGCAACTAAGACATCCTTTCCCACTCATGTGGCCATGAGCACGAATTAGAAATTCTCCATGAGTAGGACATATAACAACCAACTTATCTGAGTTTTTAACATAAATTGATTTTGAGTAATCGTATTTACAATTATGAGCCTTGCTTGATCTTTCAATAAACTCTGCCGTAGTTAATCTTTTGGACAAATCACACCTCTGCAATCAACCTGATATAGAAAAAGGAAAGACACTCAGGTTAAGTGTCTTTTCGGGAGCTACCCTATCCATATGATTATTATACCATATTCTTAATAATTATTGTGGCCCCATAGGAAATTGATAGAATTTATTTTCAAGCCCTTTGATAGCATCACCCATTGCACCAGTCATAGTGTTGGAGCTTGTATTGACCTCAATTTTATTCACATTCACCTCAACATTGTTGGACTTGTTGTTGGTTACAGGTTTTGCAATTGAGGCAGGGATCTGGTTTTTTGGCATTGCGGACTGGGCTTGGGTTGCTCCATTTGAAATCGGATTCATTTCTTGTAATGCGCTGTTAGAAACACTCACACCTGATTTTACATAATTTGGATCGGTAGCGTACCCGCCTTTTTTAAGTTCTGTAAAAAACTCTCTAGGTGTATCTGAACCAAGCGCACCTTTATAGCGTTTGTTTTTTGAAATCAAAGCGACGTAGTCTTTTGCAAATTCTTCTGGCGTATTGTATACACGGTACAAGTCATTTGATTTCTCAGCTTTATCATAAGCTCGAACCGTTCCACCCTTCCATGAACTTCCTGCCTTAATATTTCCCAAGTTATAGCCCGTTCCTTTGGTTATACTCTTCCCCCATCCCGTTTCTAATGCCCACTGTCCTAGCAAGGCATCAACAGGAACATCTAACTCCTTAGCTACCGACTGGGCCACTGGAAGATATTTCTTCACAAACTCGTTTTTGTTTCCACTACCGCTCTTAGCTGAGAAACTTGCACCTTTGCTGCTTTTTTCATTCATAATACTTGTGCCACCAAGCGTCCCCACAGGTTGCCCTGTTGCAATATCCGCTGCGCCTGTAGCTCTTTCCCATACTGCATTAGCAAAATCTTTAATGTTATTAACATAGTTCTTTTCCATCTCCCCTGCTTCTGCCATCGCCCCCTTAAAGTCCCCACTTGTTAACTTCCCTAGGATTGACGCATACCCTTTGAGTGTCGGGATTGCAAATTTAACCATGTCGGCAGATAAATTAACAAAACCATTGCGTAGGCTTGTTAGTGAAACACCGTTCTCATCAATAAAACCTTTCAGCTTAAGCCATGATTTACCATCTGACGCAACTTCTGACCAAGAATTATAATCACCAATCAGGTGCAAAAATCCTTTACCCAAGTTTTCAGTTGAGAATTTAGCATTGTCAATGTAGCCACTAAATGCACCCCAATTAAACAAGCTGTTGCCACCCTCAGCCCAAGTCTTATAGTCTTCATAAAGCGCAATAAAAGCAGCGCCAATAGCACTAACAACTAGAATAAATGGAGCAAATGGAGCCATAAATAATAATGCAGCTACTAGCGCCTTTCCAAGTAACGGAACGACCAACATTCCTAAGAATATCGCCATACCCTCAAACACAGCCTTTACTGTTTTTTGATGACGCTGCAAGAATTCGAAGAATTTCAGCGCAATGCCCGACAACTTAACAAGCAGTGGAATAATAGCATTGCCCATCATGAGCTTCATTGAGTCCCAATGAGCACTCATTTTAGCCTGATTCTCAGATAGTTTTCGGCTTGCTTCCATTTCCTGCTTATTGGATGTGTACATCTGCTTGTGATAATTGACCATTTCTTGCATGGCATCACGACCTTGCAAAAGGGTGTTGATGGTCCCTTCATCAAAGCCCATCTTTTGTCCCATCAAAGCAGCTTGTTCACGATCCATTTTGGAAAATGAATCAGCAACATCAAGCAATACTTCATTTGTGTCGCGCACTTTCCCTTGTGCGTTAACCATGCTCACACCCAACGTATTGAACATCGGAAGCATTGATGATTCACCAGTCATCACAAAATCATTCATGGAGCTGTTTAGGGCCTTCATATCCCCTGCCATGCCTTGAGCGGATCCACCCATAGCAGCAGCAGCGCCCTGCCATGCCTTTACTTCACCCGATGACATGCCTAGATTTTTCGACAGGAAGTTCAGCTCGTCATTGGCTTTACGTGCTTCATCAGCAAGTTTAAGCAATCCTGTACCCGCAGCAATGACCGCAGCAAGACCTGCCACGCCTTTGACCGCTTTACGCAAACCACCCACTAAACCATCAAAACTTTTATTTGTCTTGACTGATTGCTTTTCTGTATTGCCTAAGCCTTTCTCTAGCTTTTCACTTTTCTTTACCGCGTCATCCGCTTCTTTGTTATACCCCTTTGCATTCAACAAGAGTTCAACAAATATTTGCTCGACTGTATTACTAGCCATTTCCGCTTAACTCCTGTTGTAATTCCTTAATGCGTAATTCATTTTCTTTTGCAACTTGATGCACTTCAATAATATCTAAGGCATCCTCTAGGCTCAATACAGAATCAAGCTCCACATACGAAACAAGCCCTGTTTGTAGGGCTTGAAACACGGTAGAGGATACGTTCAGACTTTTAACGAGTGCGTCATCTTTCAATGGCAGCC